GCCAACTAAAACGCTACAAATTAGGAATTAACTACATCCATGATTTACAGAAACGCCAAATCGAAGCTGATTCATTAGCAAAAGCACTTCATCAAAAGCTTAAATCAGGCTGGAACCCAAACGTTCCGGAAATCGAATTCACACAAGCCAACTACACTATTTTCAATGCGCTTAAATTTGCACTCGAAAAGAAAAAACCAAACCTAGCACCCAAAAGTTATTCAGGCTATTCAGGAACCGTTTCTTTTATTTCCGATGCCATTATACAATTGGGCTTAAAAGGAATGCCTGTAACCGATGTAAAGCGCGCGCACATCAAACTGTTTTTGGAAGCAGCCGCTACCAAAAGAAAATGGTCAAACAAAGCATACAACAAACACCTAAACCACCTGAAGGCAGTTATAAGTGAATTGATTCAATGGGATGTAATTGATTTCAACCCAGCGCACCAAATTAAGAACTTACCGGTTGAAGAAACCGAAGCCAACATTCCGGCAACACCACGGCAACACAAAATCATCAAAGAAACTTTAGAAAATCAACATCCCGATTTTTACAAATTCATTATTACCATTTTCCACACCGGAATGCGCCCTGCTGAAATACTGCAAATCAAAATCAGTATGATCAATCTTTTTAAACAACAAATCATATTGCCGCAGGAAATCACCAAAACACGCCGCAAACGCATTGTGCCAATCAACAATCATTTGCTTCAATACTTTATACAAATGCAGCTGGATAAGTTTCCGGTTGACTATTACCTTTTTGGAAGCTATCGCGAAGCCGGAAAAGGGAACCAAGGCGGCAAAGAAGATTTCATTCCTGGTCCAACACCATTAAAACGCGATACAGCCACCAAACGCTGGCACAAAATTGTAAAAGAAGAATTAGGCCTTGAAGTCAATATGTATTCCAACAAACACGCCGGAGCAAATGCAAAGATATTAGCCGGAATGCCATTGGATGCGCTTCGCGAATTATATGGCCACACTTCAAAGCTAATGACTGAAACATACGCCAAAGCCATAAAAGATGTGTACAGAAAAGAAATCATGGAAAATTCGCCAGCTTATTAAATCCAAAAAGCCTACCGTAACCAATTACGCGTAGGCTTTTCTTCACCAACCAAATCAAATAAGATAAACAATCCTATTTTCCCTTAATACTAAAAATGCTTGTGGTATAACCAATATAAATGCGCTGATCAGTATCATAACCAACGCTTATAATATTGCCTTTTCGGTTTTGAAAACCGGCTGAAGCTTTCAGATTAAACTTATCAATTTCTTTTGTGGCACCCACTTCAACACCACCAAGCATTCTAAATATCACTTCTTTTTGCTTTGGCACTTCAATAGTGCGCGGTTTTATTTTATAATCAAGCTTTATGCTTTGTATTTCACCACGAACGATTCCTTTTACTGTGGCCGAAATAGTATCATTGTCAAAAGTATGATTGAAAGCATTTAGCGTTATAGCCTGTCTGTAAATGATTTGTTGCAAACTATCATTGGCATTCATAAAAGCCTGGTCCAAGCCTTGATTTTCTTTGAATAATCTTTCGGCTTCAGCTTTCCAAAATTCAAGTTCTTTTTTAGACAAATTTTGTCCAAAATTCTTATTGTCAATTTTTGACTTGTTAGTTTTTGACAATGGATTATGCTCCGGCTTCACAGCTTCAAAAGTTCCTTTTACTTCCGGTGTTTTAATTTTTATGACTTTATCACCATCACCACTACAGCCTTTGAACCATAACAGTAAAAAGAAGATGGCCAATCCGGCACAACCTATCAATAATTTATTTGAAGCTTTTTTATCTATTTCCATTTTTTATTTTTTGAATTTTTATTATCAGTTCTTTTAATCGTTTTTCATCATCGGAAAAATCCATTTCGTGTTTGGTTTTCACATCAATAACTATTTTAAATATTCGCACCTTATCGCGAAGGTTTGAATATTCAATCGTTTGGTTCACAAACTTTCGGTTGCCTTCATCAATGCGTATGATCTGTAAATACAGCTTTCTTATTTTTTCATCAATATAGGCATCCAGGAAGTTCATTATTCGCCAATTTCAAAATGCATCCAATCGTAATTCTTTTCATGGCCAAGGGAAACAAATCCATGTCGGTAAAAAATATCAATCATTGGCTGATATTCAGCACGTGCAAATCTTGCGGTTTTACTTGTTTCTTTAAGTTGGTTGCGCTCAGGATCTAAATCAATAGCAATTCCCCAACTATGGCGAGAATAATCAGAACCACCACGCATAGCACGGAAATTAAAACAACCACCAAACAGGTCAATTCCAAGTTCCTGAATTTTTGCCAATCCGTAATGTGCCAATAAATCAGCAAATACTTTTTGGAAATCATCAGCAACCAACTTATGGCAGCGCATTTTATTTACTTTTTCTTTTTTATCCCAAGCCAAGCGCATAGGATAAGGCAGTTGAATAGTAGTTAAATAACTACCCTGTTGATTAGGTTTGCCATATTTGGCAACAATTTGATTAGTTGACAGCATAATTATAATTTTTCTTTTACAGCGTTAATAATAACAAGCAGAATCGCAAACATCAATCCTGAAGCTCCACGGCCCCAAAACTTTATATTGTCAAGGTCTTTTTGAATTAGTTTGTTTTCGGTTTCAATAAACTTGGTGCGCTTATCTACTTCTTCAATTAAACTAATAATACCTTTTTTTCCGTTCATATCTGATCCAGCCAAAAGCGTAACAATTTCACTTTGCCTATCTGAAACCGCTTTAACATCTTTTTTTAATTCTTCACGGTGCTTTTCGTATCTGTCCATTTTTTCAGATAGTTCTTTTAAAATTTTTGCGATATCGGGTGTGCTCATTATCTTTATATTTCAGTTTCAGAATTTTTACTTGGTTCTTTTTGGGTTCTAAATAAAGAGAAACCACCAACACCCAGGAAGCCTAAAAAAACAAACTCTTTTACTTCAAAGGCAATAAATGCCGGAAGAAAACCATAAACGGAAGCGGTCCAAAAACTACTAAAAGTCATCAGCCTTTTTTGACTCCATTTTCCGTTCACCTGAAGTGTGTCTTTTAAGATTTTCATAGTTTCTAATTGTTTTTAAAAACATTAGTGTAATACGTTTGACTTGTGCCGTTGGCGTTGGTTCTTGTGATGCTGAATTGTGCGCCTTGAAACTTTCGTTCTACTTCAATTGAAACACGGTATGGTTGCACCACCACGCCTTGAAACTTTACTTCGGCACCACGCTTGATGGTATAAGTTGAAACTTCATTATCAGGTGTGAACCATCCCAAGTTTACAATTGAATTACTTTGGCGGTTGTTATGCACGCCGTTGAAACTGCTAATGGTTGGTTCTGATTGCAGAAACAATACCGTGAAAAGAATTAAAAGCGTTTTCATTTTATTCGTATTTAGTGATTAATATGTGACTTCTTCTTTGGTAAAAGCTAATTCCTATGTGGGTTCTCTTTAGGTGTTGTAATTGTTCTTTGTGCCCTTCTTTGCTATCCATGTATGATTGAAATAACTTTTGTGCTGTACTATGATTGTTTGAATGAATGTGTCCACAATTATCAAGGTTAACTTTGGCTTCCCTTCTCATTCTATCCCAATGATTGTGTGATGATGGAACACCTAGTTTTATATCTTCAAGGTTTTGGTAGTAACAAACCTTACTTGCCAATTCTTCAACGATAAACGGATTCAATCCTAAGTTGATTCGGTGTTCGTTAACCAAGCGCACAAACTCTATTTCTATGGCTGATAAACCGAAATACTCCACCGGATCATAATCATAAGTAACTTGCTTATATCGCTTTGCACTTATGCCTGAAGCAATAAAGATTATAATGGCAATCACACCTATTACAGCAAAAATCATAATGAAGCGGCTAAAATGAATAAATTATCAGCTTCGGTTTCGCTTATAGTTAATGCTTGCGAAAACTCAATTAGTTTTGGATGATTGCGTTCAAATTCTGTACTGTCATTCCAAAAAACTTGCATCAAAGCTTTTTCTGTGGCATCAGCAATTTGCGAAATACCATACTCAATATTTTCCAAAGGAATACCGGCTAAGATTAAAGCTTGTTTTAATTGTCGTTTTGAAACTACAGCCGGAACTTTCGCGGCTTTTATTTCTTCTTCGGTTGCACCTTCATAAAACTCATCAGTTTCAAAGTTTAGCTTTGCTTTTAAAAAACTTTCGGTACACATTTTTTCTGTGCTGAACGGCGGTTGTGTTTCAAATTCGCCTAAACCAATGACATCACCATTTTCATGGCAGTAAGTATATGTTTTCATCTTATGTAATATTTGAAGTTGCTCCTAAAGTGTCTGCACCAATATCTTCGAATTGTGCAAATGAATTCACACCAACTTGACACGCACCGGTTGCCACACCGGTTGCCACTGCTAGAATTATTGTTCCAGCTGTTGATGTTACGATTGTACCATGAATTATTATTCTTGCGGTTGTACCAGAATTTGAAACAGTTATTTCTGTGGCTGTAGCCACCTGTGAAGAAGTAGAAGAAGCTGCTACCACCGATAAAGCAGTGTTTTTTGAACCTATTGCAAAATAATTTATACCCGAAATTCCAGCAGTGCCTAATATTCCAAAACTTAAATTTCCACTTGTAGAGGAAAGACCGGTTAAGAAAAATTCACATTCAAATCTAATTGTTCTATTTGCAGCAGCGTTATAAGCACCGCCCGAACCATAGCCAACGTTAAATAGTTTTTGCAAAGATGTGGATGAAGCTAAAGTGTAAGCACTCGTTAACTTCATATAATCAGATTTAGGTTGGAAATTATCAGCTACTTCATAAACATAACTTACCCAAGAAACACCGTTATAATAGCGGAATATTCTAGCTGAATCATAATATGCAGAAACACCGCCAATAGTTAATGTTGCGGCTATAGCCCAAATAACATAAGAACTACCAGTCGATAAAGGTGAAGGATCGTTAATGGTGTTTGTTGTTCCTGGAGCAATATAATCTTGACCTACAACTGCTGTAATAGTTGGAGTACCCATTGAAAGAAGTGATTCTTTTTGTTTTCTTCCATTTACGTTTGCAGTCAATGTGTCAATTTCGGTTTTAAATAAGCCTTGCGTAATGGTTCCATCAGTATTGGTTCCGGTTAAGGTGTACAACTTCATTTTTCCTTTTGTGGAAGAATCCGCATCAGGAACTTCAACTCCAAAACTATCCCAAACAATATTGGAAGTGCCTAAAGTTATTGATGTTGTCAATTGTCTGAATGTAGCTTCAGCATTGGCAGTTCCTTCAAGTACTGAAGTGATTGCCGAAGTTAATTCTGTTGCAGTGTTGGCATCATCAGTTCGGTTCCAACCACCGGCTTGACAAACATAAATTCCATTTTGGGTTTGTGTTGTTTGGTTTTTTACCAATACACGGTCACCGGCAAATACTGCAATACCATCAATAGTTTGTGTTCCGCTTAAAGTAATGTTGGCAGTTGTAGCCACACGAACCGGATCCTTCTTTTTAATACCCTCAATTAAGGCATTAACAAATTGTTCCGTAGCAATTGTGCTACCACCAGGTGTAGTAGGAAAATAGAATGCTTCACCATTTACAGTAATTCCTGTATTAGAAACAATTATAATATCAGAACCAATACCAAATGAAAGCCCAACAAACGGATCAAAGTATAAATCCATACCACCAAAAATAGAACCAAGCATTTGCAATGCGTAAGAAGTGAAATCAGCATGTAAAACTGAATTACCGGCACCATCATCATCCCATATTTGCATCGCAGGACCATTGACAGTATTAGGATTAAAAATAAGCTTGCGCTTATCGTTGGCCGTGTTTTTTAAAGTAATGGTTTTATCAGAAATTCCGCTTTCACCTAGAACCTGATCTAGTGCTGGTGTTGTGCCACCACTTATGCCATCCAATAAAGCCGCTTTTGTAGTATAGTATGGCGTAGTATCACCAGGTTTTACCACATACAGTTTCGCATCATCAGGAACCGTGTCCAGGTATGTCATTAAACTAACTTTTGTTTCGCCTGCCATCTTATAATCTTATTTTCTTACCATTTTCGGTAAGTATTAGTAAATTGTTTTCGGTTATCAAATAATTTCGCGCGGTCAATGCCGGCGCGGTGTATTGCCTTGGTGTTAAATTGATCACATGAATCATGTTATCGCTGGTAGTAGCCACAGTATCAAATTCAGCAAATGTGCCACCCACATTAATCGCTTCATCAAATATTTCACTACCATTCAAACAAGTGATGGTCACTACATTTGCATCACGGCTTATCAAAAAATCAGGATGCAAATAATCAGCTGTAAAAGCTTTTACATAAAGCTGAGCCTGTGCAATAGCATTACCACCAATAGTGCATTGCCCTGAAGCAGTGCGCGTTGGTTTAAATACCATACTAACAGTAAATTCTGTTCCTGTATCAGGAAAAAACGAATGATAGTCAAACACCAAAGTATCATCTACTTCAGCCGGTTCTAAAAATGTTATTCTTAAAATAGAATTCATTACACTGCAATGGCCGTAGCACTATTAGGATCATCAATTATATACACATCAGTCACGCCACTAGGCACACTGAAAGAAACTTTACATTCGGTTAGGTTAGCTATTTCAAAATAGCCACCATCACCGGTTACCGTTATTCCCATCGCATCAAGTGCGGTCAAATCAATTGGATTGAAATCTTCAGCAATCCAAAACACAAATTCATGTATTGTATTAACTGCAAATCCAGGTATTTCAAAACACGCTTTCAGTGGTGTACCATCAGGAATTTTTGTCAAGGTTCCATCAGTACTTACAGCGTCACGCACAAACGAATCGTTCAAATCAAACACTTTTCCGGTGCGTTGTATTTTCCAAATCAAAGCAGCAGCTTCAACTAAGTGTGTGGCATTATCAAGTGTTTTATAAAACGCTTCTTTGTTGGTCGCATCCAGGTCAAACACATCCAAAGACAATACTGTTTCAGGATTCACATAGTTATCCACTACATCAATAATGTAAGTACTATCAGCCGCCAAAGCAGCCACAATTTCGGCACGGTCTAAATGGCCGTTTAATACTATTTGGATTTTTCTACTCATAACTTATATCGGTTAACTCAGTAAACTTTGCTTCAGTGGCCACAAACGATGTTTTGCCATTAAACAAATCGAGCTTTAAGGTTGTTGGAATAAAGTTTCTGTCCTGGTCATCGAAATAAAATTTAATCAAACAATCAGGAAACAATAGCTTCAAAGCTTGCGCTTCTAATCGGTAAATCATTTCGGGTTGCACACCATGCAAAGCTTTTGCAACAGTTTTCGGATAAGTATCTACAACTTCACCATCATACAAACGCCAATTTAAACGATTGGCAAAGTTTTCAGTCGCATATTGTACGTGCATATATTTCAACACATCTTCAGCCTGAACATCAGGATAAGCTTTATATTTTTTAGGAATAACCGGAAAGCCATCAAATTCTTTAAGAAAAGAAATCTTTGAATTAGTCGCATTATAAAAAAACCATAAATCACTGAAAGAAAAACTATTACCATTTTCTTTTTCAAGAAAGACAGTTTTCAATTTTTTATTCTCAAAAAGGTGTTTTATAAGATTATAAGGAACCGAAAATGTATTATAAATTAACTCTAAATCAACATTAGGTAGAAAATAATGATGCGCAGTATAATCAGAGTTATCAGCAGTTCGATCAATAGTTTTAAAATAGTTTTGATCAACAGGGTAACCTAAAGAAAATGAATTTAAAACCGAATTATCAACAGAAGCAGAAATCTCAAGATCAAAATCTAATTCCTTAGTAAAATTTATATCTCTAACAGCAATAGTATCACCATTTTCATCATAATCTTCAACTAAAGTCAACTTCAATAAATCACTTCTTACCCTGGTCCAAGTGAAATTTTCAAGGCCACCTGAACTTTCATTTTGAATAGGCATTAAAAACCTAATTTTCAGCAAACCTTCAATATCAGCATTAAAATTAAAATTTAATTTAAAAGAAATCTTTTTCGAATCACCTAACCAATCAGATAATTCTGCCACATATCTTAAATTTGTATCGCTTGAAAAACTAGGCCTATTTGAATATTTTTCAACACCATCAATAAAAATCTGAAACGGAATCAATTTATCATAGTAACCTTCAGATAATTTTGTTTTAAAAGTTGTTTCACTAACATCTAAATTTACACCATCAATTGTAAACTCCATTTCCATTTCATAAAGATGCCCTGGCTTAACAAAAGGCGTTTCAGGACATTCAATATATCTATTTAAAACAGCGGCTTCATTATAATTATAATCAGGAACACCTGGACCGGAAGGAATAATCCGAACCCAATAAAGAATCGAGAAGTTTTCAGTATTTGTAGCAGCTGCAAAAGGGTTCCAATAATCCCTTATTAAAAATTCACCATTCAAATTTTCAAGCCATTTCTTCATTTTAACTACAGAATAATATTGTGTAATTAATTCAGTAGGCAAAGGATATCCAACGGTTTTATAAACAGAATAAAACTGATTTGATTTTGTAATATTAACAACCGAATCAGTAAACAAGTTTTTAGTTCCATTAACTTTAAAATTCACATTAACCTTTTTCCAAGGTGTATTAGCAGTAAAGTTTGGTGTTGGTTGTAAAGAGCCAATGCAATCAACTACATTTTTACTAACTATTAAATCACCTATTCTATTACCATCGGTATCAAACTGATAATTAGTTGTATCAACTTCACCTTTGCGATGCACACCTTCAAGCCACCAATAACCACGGAAACTACTTAGCGTAAGTACATTACTTTTAAGTAATGATTCTACAATTTTGAAGCAGTCTTTGTATTTGTCATCTTCTAAAAATTCGCGCATATCAACGCAAATAGCGTTCCATGTAAACAAATCACCATCAGGAACCACCGATGGCTTTACCACTATATTTTGGCTTAAACCGGTATTGGCTAAGCAATACGCAAAAACTTGCGCAATAGGAATAGTGTTATGGTAATACCAAGGTGGAAGGTATTTACCTTTCAATGCCGATATCATATCGGTTGCCGTAAAATCAACAAAGAAACTTACCTGCTGGTATGGCTCATTGTACGGATCAGGCAATAAAAAACCCTTCCATATTAACAACTCATTATCATCTTCATCAACACCAACTACTTCAACGCGATAACGCTGTTCATCACCGCTAAATAAATGAATGAAATGCGCATCATCAGCTTCAGGAACCAACATATTAAAAACACAGTTAGAAGCCATGATTTCTTTATACAAATCATCACCGGCATTCCATTCAATATTACAGGCAGTAGCCGAAGCCAATTCTTCAATTAAAACGCGCTCATTTACATAAGTGTCAAAAATTCTTATTGATATATCTTTATAAACCAATGATGATAAAGTTTCAGGTTCTAATGTTGTGATTGTTTCATAATATAAAGTTGTAATAGTACTACCAGGATCAGTAAGATTGCTATATGTCCAAGTAGCGGCCACCGATAGGTTTACATAAAAACCATTGGTTCCACTAGCTTCAAAGCTTGCAATACCATCCAAATCATTAGCATTCAAATTATCCAACAAATTCACCATAGTATCGGCAAGCGTAGCGCCTATACGAACATGATTGCTGGCGGTTGGTGTTCCGGTAATAAATGTTTTACTTAGCCATTTACTATAGCCTAAAGCCACATTAAATACCGAAAACGACATTAAATAAAACGCCGTAGGATTAGAAGGAAATATTATTTTTACTCTATTAGCCACCGATTCTTCCTCTTTTTTGTTCGTTTCTATTTAGCATCAATCTTACAGTATCACCACTTAATTCAAAACCACCACCCAACACTACAGGTTGAACACTGTTTCCGTTCAATTGGCCATAAAGATTTCTTTGTTGTTTGTTATTCAAGATAAGTTCACCACTATTTACACGCGCCAAGATCTTATCACCATAAAAAGATTGGCCACCAATAACACCACCGGTTTCAAACTTTGGTATAGATGCAAAAGCCGCTAAAACACCACCAACAGCCGTAGCAATAAAAGCAGGTGTTGTAAATATTGCCGCTGGTCCGGTTGCTGCTCCCGATGCAGTTGCACCAGCAATGGAACTTGCAATGGATTGCGCTAAATACATTGAAATTAACTTGGTAATAGTTTGTAAAAGCCCGGATGCAAATCCTTCAAGACCATTCTTTGCCAAACCTAAAGACTCAGACAAAGAATTAGCTAAAAAAGAAAATGTATCAGCAACAGAAGAACCTATTAACTCACCAACTTCTTTTAAACGAATTTGCGCCTGAGTCAATTCATCAACTTGACCTTTCACCGCATCAACACCTTCAATAGTGTTTATTTGCAGTTTTAAACCACTGATAACATCATCAAAAGCTTTGTATTCAGAAGATGTTTGTGATAAGCCATCACGTAAAGTTTCAAAATAAGATAATTGATCTTTTAAACCTAACAATGAATTATCTAATGAAGGCGATACAAAAGATGTATCAGCATTAGGAACTTGCGGTTTTGGAAGTTTGAATTCTTTTCCGGAAATAGTATCAATTTTCTTTTGATAGGCATCAATTTTAGTTTGTAAAACATCAAACTCTTTTCCGGTTGTAGAAACTTCTTTTTGCTCTTTTTGCGCCTGAGTGATCAAACTTTCAAAGTAAGCTATAGTATTTGCCTTTAAGGTATTATTGCTTTCAATTTGCAAAGCATTTTGCGCAATTAAAGCCTTTTGGCGTTCAATCTCGTTTTCAGTAAGCTTACTTGTTTTGGCATCATATTGCGCTTTTGAATCAAGTAAAACCTGGTCCGAAGCCAAAGCATCTTCAGTAAACTTTTTAAGCTCAGAATTTTGTAGTTTTAGTAACTTATTTTGAGCCAATAACAAATCGGCCCTTGAAGCAGTTACCCTAAGTGTTTTTTCACTAGCATTCGCTTCTTGAATAACAACAACCGCCGCACCTTTTTTAATTCTTTGAATCTCAGCTTCAGTTTTAGCTATATCATTTTTAAGCGCAATTTCTTTTTCAACACGTTCGTTAGCTCTTTTTTGAAGTTCACCTTCAATAGCCACCGCACGCGATTTATCAAAAATAGCCTGGCGCAATTCTTTATAAATACCAACAGATTGCGCATTCTTTAAATTTTCAAAATCAATGTTTTTGAAGTAGGCCGGATATAATTCCTGTAAACTTTTGTAAGCTGCTTTTCGTTCATCAATACCACTTTTTAAGTTGGTTGATGCTGCATATAAACGATCAAGCGTTCCAACTTCAGTAGCCGCTGCTTTATCACCGGCAGCAATAGCAGTATTCAATGATTCCTGTGCGGTTACTACTTTTTCAGAATTACTATACCATATAAACAATCCGGCAGCAACCGCTGCAATAGCCACCGCCAAAGCAGTATAAGGATTAGCTGCAATAAGTGTTTGTAATCCTATTAAAGCATCCTTTAAAGCATTAAACTTTGTGATTAAATTAGGCACAAAAGTCAACAATGAACCGGTTACCGATAACAAAGGACCGATAGCAGCGGCAACTCCTGCAATAGCTACGATAGTAGTTTTGGTTTCATCAGATAAACCCGAGAAGCTTTTAATAGCTCCATTCACAAAGGTGATCAATCGAGTAAAGACAGGAAGTATAACCGCGCCAAGTTGTTGGCCCACTTGTTTCAATGATTCCTGGAAGATTCTCATTTGGTTGGCAGCACCACCACCTGTGCGCGCAAAATCACCCTGAGAATTCTTAGTCACAGAAAGGATATAATTGTAACGCAAAGCCACTTTTTCAGCTTGCGACATATCTTTCATTTGCTTATTGATACCCTGGCTTAATGCAAAGGCCGAAAGATTCGCTTCGGTCATTACGATGCCCAACTTTTTAAGCGATTCCGTTTCACCGGTAAAGATGCCACTTAAAGCTGTGTTGGCTATATCAATAGAAATATTTTTAAACGATGCCAAGTCACCAGCCAATCCTACTAAGGATTTACTCATTCCGGCTGCTTTCTCTACAGGCAAACCTAAAGCAGTGGCCATATCACCAAAAGTAGCTGCCATATCCAAGGCAGTTCCTTCAGCAATACCAAAGCTTTCAAGTGATGTTTTTGCAAATTCTTTTACCGAATTTGAAGCTGGCCCAAAAGCAACATTTACTTTATTTACGCTTTCTTCATAATCGCTGGCAAACTTAACCGCTGCTGCACCGGCAGCAACTAAAGGAAGTGATACAAAGGTTGAAAGGTTACGCCCGGTGTTTTGCAACTCTTTACCCATGGCACCAATACGGCGAATGCTATTCTGCATCTCAGTACTGAAGCCGCGTAAATCAGCGGTAAACTTTATGTTGATAGCGGCTAAACCCATGTATTAAACACTTTTAAATCAATGGTTAAAAGTAGTTTTAGCACTTTAGTTTGTTACGGAAAAATTTTCCGTTTATAACAAAAAAAAGCCACTACAAATGCAGTGGCTTTTCCCTCAAAAATAAAAACAAACATTTCCCAAAAAAACTTTTAAGCTTCATTTTTCTTCCCATCAACTCGATCATAAAATGCTTTTACTTTTTCAATATCACTAAGCAATTTTGCATTTTCTTCAAGCGTTATGGTCTTGATCATGTTTTCTTCCCAAGGAAAGATGATAATATCTTTTTCCTGAAAACCTTTTTTCATGTTAGGCATTAATGTGGCCCACATTAGCTTTCGCATTTGAACAAACCGTTCCCGGCTTTCCAGGTCTTTTTCTTTTCGGTAGCCGTTTACCATGTTGGTAAACTGCCTATAGGTTAAATTATCAAATCCTGTTGGTGACAGTTTTAATTGACCGAAAGCTATTTCTTCTAAATCATCAAACGTTAGATCGGTATTATCGCGGCTTATTTCTTCACCGCTTTCTTCTTTCCCACAGCATTAGCTTGTGGAATAGAAGCAATAAAACCTTTAAAAACTTGTTCAATAATTCCCATCATTGTAGCACTATCAGATAAAAATAAAGCATCGAGTTCATCAGCAGTTAACGGTTCCTTATTTTCTTCATTGGCTTGCACCGAAGCAATAATTAAATCGTTTATCACATCGAGCTGCTCAAAACTTACATCATCAGTAATGTTTTCAAAGATGGCCAAGCGCGCGAATATTCCGTTCAATCCGGCAATATTCCACTTTGATGAAAGCAATCGGAAAACCTTCATGCCAAACTTTAGCACAAAGGTTTTTCCGTTTACTTCAATTTTTATTTCGTTCATTACGAAATAATAGTTTTGGTTAAGTCACCATTTCCTTTGAAAGAAAATGAACCTGTCATTGACTGATCCACTGTTGCATCGATATCAGCACTTTCTACAAATACTGATCCGGCATACTTCCAATCACCGGTTTCACCGCTAGTAAACTCGATATCCAATTCGGTTTTTGCTAATTGATAATCAACAATATCCATTGCGCCAATTTGTGTAGTTGAACCCGATGGTTTATCGGCCACTAATGCTTCGGCTGTTACGGTCCAAGCATAATTACCTGGTGTAACTACAGAACCGGCTGTGTCTTTTGTAGCAATTTCTTCTAACTTAGAAGAAATTTGCAATTTACACGCTGTGGTGTGGTACAACACTTTGCCTTCATAAGACAAACGCACATTGGTACCGTTATAAATTTGACCTGCTGCCATAATTTCTAAATTTTTTTAATTAATATTAAGAAACGTTAAAAGTAATCGTTTCAGTTGTCCATCCTGAACTATTGAAAATTTGCAATTCAACAGTATAGGTTCCTGGAGTCACTGAACTTGTCCAAGAAATTAAACCTGTACTTGTATTTAAAGAAACATTTGTAGGTAATGAATTCGCACCTGTAATACTAAAACTTGTCAAAGGTCCATTAGTTGCAGTAACTTGAAAATCATCAGCAACACCACTTTCAATAGCAATAGTATCTGAACTTGTCATTGTAGGATTAGGTGAAGGAACTATACTTTTAGTCAAGTCACCATTTCCTTTGAAAGAGAATGAACCTGTGATTGACTGATCCACTGTTGCATCGATATCAGCACTTTCAACATATACAGATCCGGCATATTTCCAATCACCAGCAACACCACTTGTGAATTCAATATCAAGCGCTGTTTTTGCTAACTGATAGTCAACAATATCCATTGCGCCAATTTGCGTAGTTGAACCCGATGGCATATCAGCAACTAATGCTTCAGCTGTTACGGTCCAAGCATAGTTACCTGGTGTAACTACAGAACCATTGGTGTCTTTTGTAGCAATTTCTTCTAGTTTAGAAGAAATTTGCAACTTACACGCTGTGGTGTGGTACAACACTTTGCCTTCATAAGACAAACGCACATTGGTACCGTTATAAATTTGACCTGCTGCCATCTTTAAATTTTTTCAAGATTAATTATTCCGTTATAATTCATGGTATCTTCACTGATGTCAACAGTGGAAGATATAAATCGGTATTTTGTTTTGAGCAATGTCACCATTGCATCGGTAAAATCAACACATTCATCATACTGTTCCAATCCGAACCAAAACGATAGTTCAAATGTGGCACCGGCTGCATCTTTAGATACACCAAGCACTTCAGTAATTCGGTAAGTTGTAAGCGGAAAATCATTTCCAGCCAAAGCAATAATAGGGAAAGGCTTCTTTGCCATTACAGTAGTAAACTCACTTTGAGCCCACAAAAAACTTATTATTTCTTCAGATAGTTGTTTTAACATCTTAACTTAACCTTTGAATTCTACGTTGAATAAATGCTACCATTTGCTTTTCGGCATCGGCGGTAACAGTGCCGTTGGTTTGTGCATAAGCTTTGGTCAAGAACGGATTTCCTTGTGTTCTTCTTAAAGCTCCGGCGCTATTTGCACCACGAACGCGTTTGCGTTTAAAACCGGTCCGGTAAATATTTATACCTTCATGTACAAAGTGCGCATACCAACCATTATTAGAACCTTTAGCGCGAGCACCAACATAAATAGTTGGATTGTCTTGTTTTCCGGTTATGTTTCCAAGTGACTTTTTCAAGTTACCAGGGCTGATAGTTTTACCACGCGCTTTGTGTGGTTTCTTTGAAATAGGTGCTAAACTTCGCGCAGCACTTAATGTAGGTTTTGCAACATTTCTAAGAATAATCAACACTTCGCGTTTCTTACTCTTATCATCGGCCAAGCGTTTTAATTGCGCGGTCAATTTATCAAAACCAATTACATCAATTTGAATGCTGCTACTCATAGTTTTTGCACAATATTTCTAAATGCGTTCTTCCTATTTCTTTGATGTGAACAATTTCAAACCGGCGTTCACCATCAATTACAATCAATTTTGTGCCTTTGCTTTTTACATCAGCATTCACACGAATTGTGTAGGATCTATTTATCAAATGCATTACTAAGACC